ATGGTACAATCTAATAAAATGAATATCAAAACTAACAACAATCGTATTCTTCAAATATCTGAAGACGCTCAACAAATTACGATGCCTGACTCTAGGTATTACCTTAGAAATGGAGAGTACTACCCATCAATCACTTATGTTTTACAGTATTACCCTAAGGGAAAATATTTTGAAGATTGGTTAAAACAAGTAGGAAATAACGCAGATTACATAGTTAGAAAATCAGCTGAGGACGGTACTAAAGTACACAATATGGTTGAAGCTTATCTAAATGGCGAAGAATTAAATTTTTTATCTGCTAAAAACCAACCTCAATATGAAACTGATGTTTGGCAGATGTTTCTTAAATTTGTAGAGTTTTGGGAAACATTTAAACCTGAACTAATAGAGACCGAAGTGCATTTATTTTCAGACGAAGATAAAGTAGCTGGTACATGCGATTTAGTGGTTAAAATAAATGGTAAATTATGGATCTTAGATATTAAAACTTCTAATCATATGCATACAACATATGAACTACAAACCGCTATTTACGGTAAATGCTACGAAGAATGTTTTGGAGAAAAACCTGAACATTATGGTATACTTTGGCTTAAATCCGCTAAACGTAAACCAGCTAAAGACAAAATGCAAGGTAAAGGATGGGAAGTAGTAGAATCAAGTCGTTCACAAGAAGAAAATTTAAATCTATTTAGAACCGTAAAAACTATATTTGATTTAGAAAATCCTAACCACTCACCTTCATTTACTGAATTTAGAACTACAATTAAACGAGAAATGTAATATGTATAATCATGACCGAAAAATCATTTGATTATATACCTTATATAAAATCACTCACAGAATATATGCTGGATCAAGGTATGGATATTCGTCCATTACCTAAAGTTAAATTTATAGACAACGATAAAGAGAACGCTGACAACTTTTTTGGTAAAACAGGATATTATGACCCCAACGAAAAAACCATAGTACTTTATACTATGGGGCGTCACCCAAAAGATGTTATGCGTTCATTTTCTCATGAAATGATTCATCACAAGCAAAATTGTGAGGGTAGATTAAATAATATAGACACCCAAAATATAAACGAAAACGATTACCTTAAAGAATTAGAAGCAGAAGCGTATACTTTTGGTAATGGTATTATGTTTAGAGGATGGGAAGACTCAACAAAAAATAAAAAATAATGTCAGACTCAGTTTTAAGAAAACAGTTTTCAGAAAGAGACGTTCAACGTGTAAGAAATCTTGTAAAAGGTAAACAAGGTGAACGCACAACAGTAGGTACTGGTTATACTAAAGAAGATGAAGGAATCCATGTAGAAGGAGATATATGGGAAGTTGATGGAAAAAAATGGACCATCAAAAACGGTATTAAAGAAAACATCACCAAACTAGACAAATTTAAAAAAGCAGCTGTTCCTTTATTTTGCCCATCATGTAAGCAAGTAATGGATAAGCAGTTAGACCCATTGTGTTTTAAATCATACGGTTCATGTTTAGACTGTAGAACTGAATTTGAAACTAAACTTAAATTAGAAGGTAAATGGGAAGATTACGTAAAAGACACATACAATAAAGAAATAGACCACACAATAGAGGAATATAAAAGTTTCATGGAAGATATGTTATCTGAAAGCAACAGCAGCTTTATAACAGAAGCCGGAGATATCCAGAAATGGGTTGGCGGTATAAATAAAGAACGTGCTCAAAATGCTATGGATGAAACTATTAATTATTTAAACTCTTTAAAAAAATAACAAATGCTTACTGTAGTAACAACTATAACCGTAGCCCTTATCACAGCAGTAATTGGACCAATCATAGTAAATTGGGTTCGAATTAAATTAGAAAAGAAGGATAATATAACCCCAATGCGTGAAGCATTAGAAGCATCTACTTTAATAGATAACCAAATAGAAAATATCCTAGATGAACTTATGTGTGATAGAGTATGGATAGCCCAATTCCATAATGGAGGCCACTTCTACCCAACAGGTAAATCAATCCAGAAATTCTCTATATTCTACGAAAAATCAACTCCAAACTTACCCCCAATTCAACACACTTTTCAAAACATACCTGTATCTCTATTTCCTAGAGTACTTTCTAAAGTATACCAAGATGGTGAAGTAGTATTAGATGATATTACTGCAACTGAAGACACTTTAGGTTTAGAGTATATGACTACGCAATTTGGAACTAAATCTATGTGTATGCTTGGTTTATATAGTTTAGATAACCATTTAATAGGTGTTATGGGTATTTCGTTTAAAAATAAACACCATATCACTAAAAACGAATGGATTACTATAAGACAGAAAGTAGGAGTGATAGGAACACTTCTCTCTGAATATTTATACACAACAACTAATACTAAAAAATAATGGCTAAAGATTTTGATGCTCATAAATGGTTCAGAAACCAATATTTGAATGAAAATTCAAACGTTGAAAAAAATGAAGCTCTTGATAAAGCTATGCTTCTTTTAGAACAAGTAGGGTATAATGTAAATGATAAAATATACAAAATGCTAGAACTTGAAAAGAAAAAACTAGAAAACGAATAATATTTATAATAAAACAAAATGGCAGACAACTTTGACCTAAAACAATTCCTTAAAGAAAGTAAAGCTTTACAAAACTTAAATCCTTTTTTATCTGAAAATTACGAAGCAGATGAAAAGGATGATATGGACCATATAGACGCTTTAGAAAAGGATATCGCTGATGATAAAGAATCAGCGTTGCGTAAAAAATTACGCGAAATGATTCTAGCAGAAATGGAACTAGACATCAATGACACAGATGATGAGTATGATCCAACTATGGAAGAAGCAAAGAAAAAAAAGAAAAAAGATGAAGAAGTAGAAGATATTGAAGATATCTCTATAGAAGATCTCCCAACTGATGCACCCGAAGAAGTACCAGCAGAGGATATGCCTATGAATGACATGCCTTCAACGGACGGTGAAAGTGCACCAAGGATGAGTAGAGAAGAAGAAAAAATCATGAACGATCTAGAAGATGCAATTGCAACAGCTAGAGAATTAGGAAATGAAAAACTAATAACTCAAATAGGAAATACTATTACCTTCTTAACTCGTCAAACTGTAAAAGTAAAATAATTAAATCTATAAACAATAAAATCTATGAACACACAAGAATTAATCGAAGCAATGAAAAACTTGCTTACAACAATTGAAACAGAAAACACTAAAACAGCTAAAGCCGCACACGGACGTGCTCGTAAAGCTGCTAGTGAATTAAAAAAACTAGCTGGTGAGTTTAAAAAAACATCATCTGCAGAAGACAAAGCATAAGATATGCCTTATAAAAGAGTTGGAAAATGTGTATTTAAGAAACAACCCAACGGGAAACTATCAGAAAAGCCCGTTGGTTGTTCTGACTCTGTAGAAAAAGCAAAATCTTATCTTAAAGCATTATATAGCGCAGAAACTCTAAACGAGTCTCTATCACCCGAAGTATCTCAAAAAGCTAAAGCCATATTTAAGGCAATGATTAATGATCGGGGTGATAAGTTATATGATAAAATGGGACCTGAAGCTGTTGAGGATTTTATATACGCTACAGCTATAAATAAAGCTAAACAATCAGTTGAAAAAAACAATACAGAAATGGACCAAAAATTAAAAGAAGCAGTTAAAAGTACTTTATCTAAGTATAAATCAGCATCCTTCTCTAAAGAATACGATGACCAATTTTCAGACAAACGTAAAAATTTACCAGATGCTCTTCAAAAATCTATTTTAAAGAAACAAGGAAAATTAGGTGAGGATCTTGATATAGGTCATGAAGACAATGAACCACATATGATTAAAGCAGAACTTTACCAAATTGGTAAATACGCTATGGATCTTTATAAAATGATGGGACAATTTGAGGGTGACCAAGAAGTAGATTTTCCTGCTTGGCTGCAATCAAAAATTACCACAGCTAAAAATATGATGTCTGGTGTTAAACATTACCTTAAATTCGAACTAAAAGAACCAGAAATAGATGCTATGGTTGATATTATTGACCAAGAAGACATAATTGAGTGGAAACGTAACTTAAATGAAACCCAAGTTGAAGATTTAACAGTGGGTCAAACATATACATGGAAATCACCATCTAAAGAAGATACTGTAGAATATAAAGGTGAATATGATGGGATGTATCATTTTGAAAGTATAAAATCTACCACTAACTACTCAACAAACGCTAAAGGCGTTGAAATGTATATTAAATAATGACACGCGAAGAAGTTAAAAATATTATACGAAACATCATTCGAAGACAAAGCCGATTAGATGTCCTAACCCCAGTGCAGAAAGTAGAGTACGACGAGTTAACAAAATTCCCTGAATTAAAGGACGTTATAGTAGACTTAATGACACCAGAGTATGATAAATTTCTATCGTCTATAGATTGGGTAGCTCCTCGTCCTACCACATTTCGTATTAATTTAAAGAACGACCAAAATTTCTACTTAATTTACGGTAAACGCAGTTGGGTAGCACAAGTTGAAGGTAAAAAATATTATTTACTTAACTTACCTGAGGAAGAAAGAGCAGCAGAAGCTATATCTAAAATTTTACGTTATGGTTCAAAAGAAGAACCATCAGAAGATAACGAAGGATTCTTAGATATGACTGAACCTGAAATGCCAACTCCTAAAGCACCTAAAGCAGCTAAAGGTGAAACTCCTCCTCCACCAGAAGAAGAGATACCATCTGCAGAAGAATTACCTGCTGTTTAAACTTGGCTCCCTAAAAAATAAGTTATATATTTAAAGAAAACTTTATGGAAAAAAACACTAAAGTTATATCATCAGACGTTACTAATCGTGTAGTTACAGTCGACCAACTTTTAGAGATATACAGTATATCATTAGAAGATTGGGATATAGAAAAGCAAATAGTAAATACTTGGGAAGTAGGAGCTAAAGGACCAGACGGTAAAATTGTAACAACACCTTTATTTCAAGTTAAAGTATGGCTCGCAACTAAAAAATCAGTTATACTTAATAGTCTTAGAGAAGACTTTATAGAAGATATAAAGAAACTTTCCCCCAAAGTAGAAAAAATCCAATACAAAGCTAAAGTAGACAAAGCACCTTCTTTACTCGAATTAAATATATTTGACTTACATTTAGGTAAAATAGCATGGTCTGAAGAAACAGGACATGAATATAACTTAGATATAGCATCAGATATATTCCATAAATGCATAGAAGAGTTTGTAGAAGAAACTCAAAGTAAAAATATAGAACGAATCGTATTCCCTATAGGAAACGATTTCTTCAACTCAGATAAAGCCCACCCATTCAATAGCACAACTAAAGGTACACCACAAGAAGAAGATGCTAGATGGCAAAAAACATTTAGACTAGGAAGACAACTTATAGTAGATGCTATAAATAAACTGACCCAAATAGCACCAGTTGATGTTATTATGGTACCTGGTAACCATGACTATGAAAGAAATTTTTACTTGGGAGACTCATTAGAGGGTTGGTTTTACAACAATCCAAATGTAACAGTAGATAACTCGGCGAACCCTAGAAAGTATTACAAATACGGGCAGGTATTAATTGGTTATACGCACGGTAATGAGGAAAAAGTAACCGATTTACCTCTTATTATGGCTCATGAACGTTCTACTGATTGGGCATTAGCAACATTCAAAGAATTCCATTTAGGACACGAGCATCGTAAAAAAGAAATTAAATTCAAATCCACTGAAGAATATCAAGGAGTAATTATTAGATATTTCAACTCGTTATCTGCTACTGATTCTTGGCATCATAAACGTGGATACATCGGAGCTAAACGTACAGCTGAAGCTTTAATTTGGGACAAAGAAAAAGGCCTAAAAAACAACATATATTTCTCTATATGAACCCAAAAGATCTAGTTACACCCCATTTAGTAGATCACTGCAAAACATTCAATACAATAGTAATTTGCGGTTACACTAAAACAGGAAAAGTAACTATAGCTAAAGAGCTATCACAGCAATTAGGAATACCTCTATTTATGTCAGACGACTATATTGATGTTAAAGATAGAGAACAATCGTTATACACTCTCATAGAACATATAATGCCTTTATATTATTCGAATGACCCATTTATAGTAGAAGGTATATTAACGTTTAGGTTATTACGAAAAGGAATTCAAATGAATAACTTTTTTCCTGACTTGATTCTTAAAACAAAATGTAACGATGAAACTATAAAACATTTTTATCGTCAAGACGGAGAAGAGTCTAAAATAAACAGAGCTCTGTCGTTTAACAAAGGCCTAAACACAATATGGGATGAGTATAGAAACTTATTACTCCAAAATCCACACTTTAAAAGACCACAGTTTATTGAGTTAGAAACAACTCTCCCGCAATACAAGTACCTCCCATAATTCTTTCATATTTATTAGCATGGAACATGTTAAGAATATCATTAGAGAAATTTTATCTAAATACAAGCAAGGCGAAGATAAATGTAACTGTGGATGCCATACATGCGAAAACGTAGGCAACCCAGGCGTATTGATAAATGAAAGTTTAGGTAAACGAATTAATTTATCGGAAAATCTGCAATATCACGTTGATAATAAATTACCACTTACGGAAAATACATTCCGATATGGTTCTAAATCTTTCCTCGATTTATGGGCAGAAGCTCGTTACTTATATTTACGTGAAGCTATTCATGTAAATGATGACGACAAAGAAATCCTAACTGAAACTAATTTAGGTGAATATGGAATGTATGAAGGTGTAGAAGTACCTTTAGATTTACCTATAGCTGAAATGATGGATATGACGTTACCTGTTAACGCTTATGAAATACCTTTACAAGATATTTTAGCTAGAATTGTAGATAATGGTGATAAGGATACATTGTTATATAAAGACCTAGAAAATTTATATAAACGAGGAGACATCACACCTCAAGAAATAATAGATATTTTAAGAGATAACGGAGCGTATTACGAATACATGGATCTTTTAAGTCTAAACGAAGCAAAAGAAAAAAAGAAAAATCCACCACTAGGAAAACCAAAACGTGGAGGATCAGGTGGTAAAAAATATTACGTTTACGTTAAAAACCCTAAAACTAAAAAAATAAAAAAAGTGTCATTTGGTGATGCTGGAGGATTAAAAACTAAAATTAATGACCCAAAAGCTAGACATGCCTTTGCAAAAAGACATAATTGTGCTCAAAAAACTGATCGTACAAAACCTAGTTATTGGTCATGTAGAATTGGCCGTTATTGGAAACAACTAGGAGGTTCAAAGAATTTTACTGGTTTTTGGTAGGAAGTCGGCCTTTCCAATATTTATAATAAAATGGCTTATGTTTATCTTATAACCAATATTATAAATGGAAAAAAATATGTTGGTTCTTCTAGAAAATCCCAAATAGATGAAAATTACTATGGTAGCGGTAAAGCAATAAAAGATGCTTTAAAAAAATATGGTAAAAATAATTTTATAAGAGATATACTTTGGCAAGGTGAGGGAGATGCCCGTGATGTAGAATCACAATGGTTGAAATATTTTAATGCAAAAAATAATCCATTATTTTATAACATGACAAATGATGCTAGAGGAAATGGACTTCATAAAGAATCTACTAAACGTACTGTTAGTGAAAAATTAACTGGGAGAAAATTTTCTCAAGAAATATGTAATAAAATATCTATAGCTAAAACAGGAAAACCAAACCCTAAAAAAGGCAAACTTGATGGACCTAAACCTGGAGTATCTAAAGCCCATAAAGGCAGAACCAGCCCAAATAAAGGCAAAGGAACCCCAGTAGCTCTTTATACAACATCTGGAGAATATATTAAAACCTACCTAAATTACACTACTTTAGCCCTTGACCTTAACATAAACCCAGAAACTGTACGATGTCATCTGATAGGAAAAGCAAATACTATATGTAATAAGCAATATAGAGCTCAATATGTATTATAAGATATGAAATTAGTAGATATATTAAGAGAAATCCTAGAAGAAGAAAAGAAAAAACGTGACAGATGTTTACGTATTGCGGATCGTAAATTTGAAAAACCATCCGCTTACAAATCTGGCGCTGTAGTTAGATGCCGTAAAGGTGATATTTGGAAAGATATTAAAGAAGAGGATTTAAACGAAGACGAATCACTCCACAAATGGTTTAAACGTAAAGGTCCAAAAGGTAAAGAAGGAGGATGGGTAGACTGTAATGCACCTGACGGAGACGGTGGGTATAAATCATGTGGTAGAAAAGAAGGTGAAAAACGCTCAAAATACCCATCATGCCGTCCTACACCAGCTCAATGTAAAACACCAGGTAAAGGTAAAAAATGGGGAAAAACAAAATGATTAAACTACTTGAAATATTAAGAGGAGCAAAAGAAACTTTTGAAGAATTTGCTAAAAAACGTGGTGAAGGAGCTGCTAAAATAGCTTCAAATGCTGAAGAAAAAGGTGGTTTAGCACTTTTGACTTGGCACCATTTTAAAGTTAAAGCTCCATACTATAAAAAAGCTACTGAAGGTAAATTTGATAAAGAATCTTCTGAAAAAGAATTTGAAAAAACATTAAAAAGTATTTCGTTAAATATGACCCCTATTGAATTCCAACGTGAAGTGGGTCGTTTAGAGGTGTTGGGTGAACTATTAATAAGAGACAAAAAATGAGTTATTTAAACTCCAACATTCCTACTATTACATGTTATATTCGTAATGAATTTATGTTTAACCATGAAAAAGGACATGATGAATTTACATTAGCAGATGTCCATTCAGTGGCATCAATCCAAAAACGAGTACCATTATTTGAAGCATTTTTAGAAAATGGAGTAAATTGGACTCGAAGACCTATAAATGCATTTTGTTGGAAACAAGATGCTGAAGTTCTCCCATTAAGTGAACACATGTATTGGGACTGTTTTAGTTCATATATTGATGTTCAAATTAGAGAACGTTTAAGTGGATTACAAGCAGATTTAATCTCTATTACAGGCGTAAAAAGAAAAGGATCTTATTTGTTTACTTTAGATTGGTCTCATGAGAATAGAAATATGTTAGATACAAATTTCTCTGAAACTCCTGAACATAAATGTGGTCATGTATTTAAAATGGAAAATGGAAATTATTTTATTTACCCAAATAACCGAATTATATGGATGGACAATGCATGGACATTTAATAGAATTGATAAAAACCCAGGTTATAAAATTGATATGAATATTTATAGTGTTGAAAATAGAGGTGGGTATGAAACTGATTATAGTTACATAACTAATTTTTCTTCTAGTGTTGATAAAAAATGACCCCATACACTGACATAGAAGTTACTGACAAATATATTATTCGCGAATTTAGCGAAAATATAAACCCAATTGAACTAATGTGGCACCGTGACAATGAAAACCGCACTATAGAAATTGTAGGAGAAACAGATTGGAAAGTACAACTTGATAATCAGTTGCCTACTTCATTAAATGAACATATATTTATACCCAAACACTCCTGGCATCGTGTAATAAAAGGAACAGGAACTTTAAAACTAAAGATACATAAATCATGAACAAAGAAAACCTAAAAAAATTGATTAGGGAAGAACTTAAAAAAGCCCTAAAAGAAAACCAACCAGCGATTAAACCATCTACTCGCCCTGGAGAAACAGAAACACTCCCTGGTAAACCCCCAACTGAAAAACCTCGCCGTACTTTACGCCCTGGAAAACCAGGAGTTGTCCCTAAACACAGACCAGCAAAAGCAATGTATGAAGGAGAACATGAAGATATTATTAACAAAATAGTACAACGCTTTAAAAAACTTAAATAATGAAAAAAAATATTACTGAAGCGCAATACGATAAATTTTTTCCACCACAAGTAGTGGATTTGTTAAAAAACAAATCTGAGGAAAGTAGAAAAAAACTTTTAGGGAACCAAAACCTAATGCAGGTAATGGCAAAAACAGGACAACTTCTTGGTACTATAAAACAAATAGAACAACCATACATTCCTGAATTAGAGAAATTGGCTGTTGACTTAGTTAGAGAAGCATACCCTATAATTGATGATCAAAATATTAAAATTATAGCTAAAATAGGAAAACCTGAAGGTGAACCACCACAATGTAAAAATTGTAAACCTATTCCTAAAATACCTAACGCTGAAATGCCTGAAGATGAAAAACGCCGCATTATTAACGGTATTACTCAAGGTAGTTCAGTCCGTGGGGCTTATGCTGTAAATTTATTTAATGATGCTTTGGGTCAAGTAGATGAAAATTTACTTCAAAAATATAACGAATTACTTAATGCTGCTTTTGGAATCTATGATGATGATGAAGCTATTGCTATGTTATTAGCAATGCTAGCAGCTAAACCAGAATCTCAAGGAGAATCTAAAGGTGGGGAATCTAAAGGAGGATATGATGAAGAAACAGACGAACTTATCATAGAAGCTTGGGGAGAAAATTTCGCATTCTTAGTACATGAAATAATCAAAGGCTTATACGAAATAATTTCAGAGTCTGGATTTGGTGATGATGAAGAAGCTAATCAACAAGCTGTAACTAATGTAGATGTATTGTCTAATGAACCTGATGATCTTCGTTATGGTAAATTCATATATGACGCTATAAATAAACTATACATTAATAGTGAATATGATGACCCTAGAATGAGAGAATACCTATTCATGGATATTTACAAATTAGAAAACGCTGAATTCAAATCATTCATAGAAAACTTAATACAAGACAAACTCACATCAGCTCAAACAAAATGGGTTAGTGATACTCTTAGAGATATAAGTGATGACTTGAAAAAAGACGATACAGGTTTAACTGGGTTGGGTGAGCAATTCATTCGTATGCAAAAATTAGCTGGGTTAAAGTGATTAAACTCATAGATATATTGAATGAAATAAAGGTTAACGAACCTGGAACAATATACTTCTTAAACCCTATATTTAAACCTTGGTTAAATGCTGATTGGGATGATTTAAGGTATGAATTTGGTGATGATACTGCCGACGCTGTTTATATGTTCAATTGGGTATCACCAGACAGTAAAACTTTACGACTAAGTAATGTAAAAAAATTCCTAGAACAAGAACCAGACGGATGGGAAGGAA